GGATCCCCAAGTATTTGTACAGCGTGTCCTTGTAATAGTATTACGTGCTCTTATAGAGGGTTTGGCGGTGGCGGTGGCGGCGGTGTTTATTGCCAAGCGCTCTCTCCCGGTTGCAGATGTATTAAAGGTGTCTCTCACGGCGGCGGTTGTGTTCTTAGTTCTTGATTCGAATCTCCTCTCTCCCGTCTATGGACTATCGGCACGTCAGGGCGCCGGTTTCGGACTGGGTGCCAACCTGGTGGGATTCCCCATGGCGCGCTAAATAGACCGAATGAATTCCCATGATAAATCTGCGCAAATTTTTTGCCAGATTTTATCCTGAATATACAATTTATCGCGATTTTTCAAAAGAGGAAAACATGGAAGATATTCGTCCAATTCCAGTAATTCACAGAATTTATACAAAACATACGAATACGAAAGAAAATTACTCCGGCCTTTTGGGCAATGATTTTGAAAGGAGGGCTGAATTTCCTTAAACATATACCGCAACTTTTCCTCCACTTCGCGTGTCATAACAGGCGCTGTTTGACCATTTAGGCGATTCAATATATGAGGAATATGCTCATAATATTTATTGAACTTCAGCTTCTTTAGAATTTCCTTGGCCTTAGATGCCTTCAGTGTCCTATAATCCATAATACGTTCCTTTTTGAGCTCGATCACGATTGCATCATAGACTTCCTGGGGAATTTCCGTACTCTCCTTGGCCTGGAATTGTGCAAGCCACTCATTGAAATGATTGATACGTTTATATGCATAATAACTAACCTCTCTGGGAGGATCCTTATAACTCGGCTTATCAGAATCAATGAGCACGAAATCTTGATACCCACATTTTGTGCATGTAAACACGGCCTCATTCGAACTGAAAGTCATCTCCGTGCCACAATCTGGACAATCACCGAATGTTTCAAACTCTATTTCATGACTACCACGTGCATGCTGTGGATCGATTTTCTGCAGATAGGAATCGAGTAGTTTATCACGACCCAATGTTTCATTTGTGTGTTCGCCTAGGAGAGATTGAGGATCATCCGTTTTTGCGGCGGTTTCCAGGGCTGCAAATATACTCCCCGGCTTCGATACGGGGCGCTTCACAGGGCCCGCCGCGCCTTCTTGAATTTTGGCCTGAATATCATAATAATCGAATACTAACTCACCCGTCTTGAGATAGTAGTCATATATTGGTCCATTCTCATGTAGGGTCGAATACTCCTTTTGGATTTTATGAAGCTGTGCATTGTAATCGGATATTTCATAGGATTGCGTCGATGTTGATATATATGATTGTATGGTGCTTACTTGTTCTAATAGGGTGTTCACATTCTGTTGATTATTTTGTAGCTTTTTCAGTTGAAATGTATGAAGAGCATCTAAAGTGGTTCTTGCCTCAGGATTACTACGCTTCGTGGGTTTTATATTAAAAAATGCATTCCTTGCAGCCATTCTATTGGGAAGGTTTTCATTTGTTTAGACCAAAAAAAATATTCGAAAAAACTTTACTCCCCGGCTGGAGACCGGCTGGAGAAAATCTGGGCGGGCTGGCCGCCACCGCCGCCAAAATTTTTTTCTAAGGAAAGGGTATAAACAGAAATGACTGGTGGTGGTTTAATGCAGCTCGTTGCCTACGGCGCCCAAGACGTGTATCTGACGGGTAATCCCCAGATTACCTTTTTCAAGGTGGTGTACCGCCGTCACACCAACTTTGCCATGGAGTCCATTGAGAACCCCTTCAACGGCTCTCCTGGCTTCGGCAAGAAGGTGACCTGCACCATTCAGCGTAATGGTGACTTAATTCATCGTGTGTATCTCCAGGCGACGCTGCCCAAGGTGACCCTCCAGGCCGCCGACGGCTCTGGCGCGCAGTTCCGCTGGCTGAACTGGGTGGGCCACAACCTGGTGAAGAACGTGGAGATTGAGATCGGTGGCCAGCGCATCGACAAGCACTACGGCAACTGGCTCCACATCTGGAATGAGCTCACGCAGGAGCCTGGCAAGCAGGCGGGCTACGCGAAGATGGTGGGCAACGTGCCTGAGCTCACCAACCTGCTGGTGCAGGGCGGTGAGGGCTGCGACGACGACTGCGCGGCGGGCGAGCCCAACTCCTCTGAGGAGGTGCGCGGCTGCGCGCCCCAGTACACGCTGTACATCCCTCTCCAGTTCTGGTTCTGCCGCAACCCTGGTCTGGCGCTGCCTCTCATTGCGCTCCAGTACCACGAGGTGCGCGTGAACCTCGAGTTCAACGACCTCCGCAACCTGTGCTGGGACAACTCCCCCACGTCGTCCAACACCCACGTGGTGCGCGACCGCGTGAACTCCCAGAACCTGGTGGCGGCGTCCCTCTACGTGGACTACATCTACCTGGACACGGACGAGCGTCGCAAGTTCGCGCAGGTGTCCCACGAGTACCTGATCGAGACCCTCCAGTTCACGGGCCAGGAGTCCATCACCTCTTCGTCCAACAAGCTGAAGCTGAACTTCAACCACCCTTGCAAGGAGCTGGTGTGGGTGGTGCAGCGCGACAGCTACGTGTCTTGCGACGACGCGGTGCTGAACCCGTGGAAGGGTGCGCAGCCCTTCAACTTCTCCGACTGGTGGGACCGCTCCGTGCTGGAGTCTGGCTACTCCGTCACTCGCGTAGAGGGCATGGCGGGCAACAACCCCGTAGTGACGGCGCTCCTCCAGCTCAACGGCCACGATCGCTTCCAGGTGCGCGAGGGCCGCTACTTCAACGAGGTGCAGCCCTACCAGCACCACACCAACATCCCCGCGGTGGGCGTGAACGTGTACTCCTTCGCGCTGCAGCCCGAGCAGCACCAGCCCAGCGGCACCTGCAACTTGTCGCGTATTGATAACACCACTCTCCTCCTGACGGTGTCTAACAACACGGTGGGCACGACCAACACGGCGTCCGTGTACGTGTTCGCGACGAATTATAACGTTTTACGCGTCATGTCGGGCATGGGGGGTTTGGCTTATTCCAATTAAGAAAACGTGGACATTTTTATGTCGCGTTCAAATCATGGTGGTTATTTTTACTTGATTTTGTATGTGAGCGGCGGGTTTAAAAAACCGGTAAAAACGCAGTTTTCCGGATAATCCGTGGACGGCTTAAAAATCTTTCGCGTTACTATTTTAGAAATGGTAACGTGTAAGGCAATCGTACAGGAGGGTCCTCGAAAGGGAAGCGCATGTATGTTTCCTCCATCAGAGAATGGCTATTGTGGTCGCCATGAACGTAATCGGGTATACGATGAAGGCATAAATAGAGGTAAATACTGGTGCCGTTTCTTTTTTAGAGGTTGTAATACGGAGGTAGAATCAAAGGATATTTCATGTGAGGGATGTAAGGCAAAGCTAACAAAGAAGCAATATGCATGTGAACATAGCGGATGCAAGTTTAAAGTAAAAGAGAAAGGATTTTGTAAAAAACATGAACGTGATAAATATAGGAAAGAGGAAGAAGAAAAGGGTATCAAATATTGTGATATTGCCAGAGGGTGCTTTACATTGTGTGCTGCAGGTAAGAAATCATGCGATGAATGTTTAGCAAAGACGCGTATTGTTGATAATAAGCGATATAATAAACGCAAACAACTAACACAGGTTCTTCAAACAACTACCCATACTACAGGGCGTGTTTGTGCACAATGTGGAAAAGATTTTGAGGCCTTTCAAACGCGATATGGAAAAGAATCACTGAATTGTAAAGATTGTCAAGAAAGGCAGATAAAGCAAGATCAAAAGCGAAAAGATAGAGTAAGAAACTTTAAGGAAGAAAAATGTAATAATATCCCTGGATATTATAAGGAATATGTAATCAGCGCCATTGAACGCGGATATGAAATGAATCTAGACTTTGAAACTTTCTCAACACTTGTTTTAGCAGAATGTAACTATTGTGGACATAAAACAGAGGGTGAGGTAAATGGCATTGATCGTGTAGATAACTCTATAGGATATTCAACAGAAAACTGCGTAACCGCCTGTTGGAAATGTAATAGAGTAAAACATATGTATCATAAAGATTTCTTTATCGAAAAATGCCGGCTAATCTCAAAGGGTATTCTTGCGCCAAAGGAGTTTTTTTCCACATGGAAACAATATTATACAAATCATCGCAATAAACAATACAGCACTTACATAAAAGATGCAGCATCTCGAAACCTTACGATAGAGATTACACGAGATCAATGGGAGAGTATAACACGCTCGCCATGTTATCTTTGTGGCTATCGGTCAGCAAAAGGTATTGGTCTAGATCGTGTAGATAACACTATTCGTTCATATACACTTGCAAACTCTCGTGCATGCTGCGGTTCATGTAATACTATGAAAGGTGAGATTTCACTAGAAGAGCTTATTGAACTATCTAAGCGTGTCGTAGCTAAAATGCTGCCACCAGAGCCTGAACAGCCCATGGAAAGCGCCCAACCCGAAGAGCGTAAACACTGGAAAGCACTCGGCCTCTATTATGCCATACTTTCCGATTCCGCTGATTCATTTGTAGATATGTATAGTGAAATATATACGTTGGAAGAATTCAAAGATATTTGTAAACTTGTAAAAGAAAGTACAAAAGAGGCTGGTATGAAAACATTACAAACTCTTTTACAAACATTGAGAAAACGGAAATATCGTTATACGCTTAACACGTAATTTCCATAATCACTTCCGGAAATTCTGGATATTCACTATAGGGTATGGCAGCGGAGGTGGGTCTATCAAGACCCAGGAGCTGTTGGAGCGCTTCAAAGCGGCGCTCTAAAGGTTTGCCCGCGATTTTCCTAGAAATCTGCTTCCACCGCCACTCGAATTGAAGAGCGGCCACGTGATCTGGAAATCCTTTCACGTGGCATACACGCTCCCAGCGCCGTCCTTTTGTTGCAGCCGCCCCACCGGACCTGAGGCCATTATGTTGTTCCAAACGGCGGTCTAGATCGGGCGTGACACCCACGTATGTCTTCTTAGAGCCGCCATCGGCGGTTATAAGAAGATAGCACTTCCACATAATCTATTAATTAGCACGGCTTTTAGCACGGCTCGTATTACGCCTCGTATTTTTAATACGACGACGAAGGGGGGCTTGAAGTTCGCGTATTTTGGCCGAATATCGTCCCTTTTCACCAGGAGGTCCGCCGGACCAATCAATATTTGTCATCCATTGGCCTAGTGTAAGAGCGAGTGAATACTTATCCGTGTTCGCCCCCATTTTCAACTTCAAGGGGTTTTTCTTTTCTCTGGAATTTCCTTCTTCAAGCCAATCATCTGGGTCGATAAAATACGGCCGCATCACTTTTGGAATATATGAATATGTTCCAATTCGTCTGTCACATTCTTCCAATTTACACATAAATCCAAAATCGATAATAATCGGTATATTAGAACTATCCCGTATCAATATATTACTCGGTTTGATATCAACATGTGCATATCCGGCCTCATGTAATAATTGAAAGCCCTTTACTAAATTATTG